TACTGGAACTTTATCAGCTGGACCTACTACTGTAAATGGTACATTACGAGTAAATGGCTCTATTAAGAAATATAGTACAACAATTCACTAAGGATACTAAATGAAAGAAGTAGTTTACTCAGATTTTGATTTTCATTTTACGAAAAACATGGATTCTGGAATAGAATTCGTTAAAAATGTAAAATCAATTAATCAATCAATAAGAAATATTCTGTTGACTATAAAGGGTGAAGTTCCTTTCAACCCTTTATTCGGTTCAGATGTTAATCAGATTTTATTTGAAAAAATATCACCAATTACTGAAGCAATATTAAAAGACGAAATTAAGACAGCTTTAGATAACTTTGAACCAAGAATTAAAATCTTAAATATAGCTTGTAAAGGTGATCCTGATTATCAAATATATAAAGTAAGAATAGAATACTTAATAATTTTCTTAAGTGTTTCAACAATAATAGAATTCAACTTGAACTTAAAGGGTTTATAAATGTCAAATTATGATTTTTCGAATTTAGATTTCGAACCGCTAAAAATAAACATACTTAATTATATTAAGGAATCAGATATATTTGTTGATTATCAATTTGATGGTTCAGCGCTTAATAGTATTGCAAATTTACTTGCTTATATTACACTCCAACAAAATTTTTATTTAAGCATGGTCTCTCAAGAATTGTATCTTGATACTGCTAAATTATATAGAAATGCTGTAGCAATTGCGAAATCTTTGAACTATACACCTAAAAGAAAAATATCTGCAAATGCAGTAATAAAGTTTTCTGGTGCAGCTCTTATTTTGGAAAACGCTGAACCAGTTCATGTGCCAAAATATTGTCAATTTTTAATAGATGAAGTACCATTCATTACTAATGAAGAATATTATATTTCAAATACTGACCCAGTAAGAATGAAAATTTATCAAAGAGAAATGAAAGATGAAATTTTTCAATTTGACAATAGAAGTAAAGTACTTAGTTATGGGTATGATATTGATGATCAAACTTTTAGCGATAATATGATTATTACAATCTATCCTACTTCTGACATGATAGGTGGGGAAATTTGGACTAAATATGAAAGTACTTTAGATGCTACACCAGAATCTAAAATATTTTATTTAGAAACAAATTTAGATGATAAATTAGTTCTATCATTTGGTGATAACACTATCGGTAAAAAACCTCTAACAACTGATTGGGTAAAAGTTGAATACGCGATTACAAAGGGAGAAAGCGGAAACTTCCTAAAGAACTTAGAATTGAATGAAGTAATTTATTCAGGTAGTATAGATTATTCAGATTCAAATGTCGAATTAGTTTTTGCTGAGAACTCTAGTTCAATAGGTGGTATAGATGAAGAATCTTTAGAATCAATTAAATATAGAGCACCAAAATTCTATGAAGCTCAAAATAGAGCAGTTACTGGACAAGATTATTTAGTAATAATGGAAAAAGTAAAAGAAGAAGATGATGAAGTAGACTTTGATATTGGTAATGTTTGGGATGGATCAGAACAAGAACCACCTATTTATGGATCTGTTTTTGCTGTATTTAAGCCTACAGATTATAATGAAGAGACTGGTGAATATCCTTATTTGTCAACAATTCAAAAAGATAAAATTGCGACAGCAATGAAAGATTATATGCCCTTAGCATTACGATTCGTGATAAAAGATCCAACTTATATTTATATAAGATTTGATTCTAAAATTTACTATAATGCAGCATTCCCAAATCCAGAATCTTTAATTAAGAATAATCTTGTTGATTGGTTCACTGTTCAAGCTAATCAATTCGAAGCTAAATTAAAATATTCTAATGCTCTTACCATTATTGATGATACTACTAGTGTAATTAATAACCTTTCTGAAATTACTCTTTTTATTAGATTTGATCAAACTGTTTCTACTTCAAACATTTATGAATTTAATATTTATAATAAGTTAATGCCTGGAAGTATTAACGTAAAATCTAATGATATTGTAGTACTTTCTGATAAAGTCGACGGAAAGATTTATGATAATATAGATAATGAGATCGGATATGTAGATTATGATAAAGGTTTTATTTATTTCAAAAGTACTGATATTGCAACTAATGGGAATATTTTAACTTTTAATACTGCAGAGGATGACGTGATTTTTCTTCATAATAATCTTCCAATTCTAACTATAAACGACATACACCTTACAATGATAGGAAATTAAATGTCACTTAATAAACCATATAGACATCTTGTAGAATCTTTAATTCCAGAATACATTAAAGACGATTATCCATTATACGTAGATTTTGTGAAACAATATCTTTCTATGTGTGAGGAAGAATCTGGTCCGTTCGAAGTAATTTTAAACTTGCCAAAATTAATAGATGTTTCAGCAGTAGAAGATAATAATTTAGTTCATTTTTTAAATCAATATATTAGTTCTTTCCCAGATGAACTTCTACATGAACTAGATCTTAGAAAGTTTATTAAAGATGCTAAAACATTTTATTCACATAAAGGAAATGAAAAATCGTTTAGATTTATTTTTAATCTTCTTCGTGGTGAACTTAGAATGTTCTATCCTCATAAATATATTTTTAATGTGAGTGATGATAAATCTACTTTAAGTGGTTTACCTAGAGATACAGCAAACGAAAAAATCCATAAACTACATGATAATGAATATTGGGCTTATTATACTTATGAAATTTTATCTGATTTAGATATCACAGTCTATGAACAAATTATCAAACAAACTGTTCATCCTGCAGGCTTTAAGATGTTTGCTGTTAAATTAATTGAAATGTATGGTGAAGAAGATGCGGACTTGAAAAGTCCAATAATCATTAATGAAAATATTTATCAATTAGATTCTTATGATTTGATTTCAATGAAGCCAGTTGGATTAAAAACTTCAATTAATAGCACAAAAACTGATAATTTTAAAGATACTTTATCGGGAATTATAGAATATTATTACGATTTTTCTATAACTTTACAAATGTTTGCAAGATCATTTTATTGGTCTTTAGATTATTATACTTCAAATGTATCAACTATTTTTGATTATACAATGTTTGATTTTTATTATACAGAACCAGTACCTTTAATAAATGATGGAACAGAATTAAATAATTTAGAATTTGTAAATGTTCAACGTGCATCAGAAATTTTAATAAGTACAATTTAATTCTTTACAATTATTTTAATATATGATATTTTAATTATATGGAAACAATTAAAATAATAAATTATTTACTTGGTTTAGGTGTTGGAACTTATATCTTTTTCTTAATTTTTATGTTCTTAAGATATTTAACAATATCTAGATACGTGAAAAGGATTGCAGATTTAGCAGTAATGTTCTGTAATGATAATAAAGATTTTGATATATATTCATTTAAAAGTATAATTTCTTCAAAACGTGTCATGATGCAAAAGTTTTGGATTAATGATTTTACGAATTTCACTCAAGATAAAGTGAAAATGAAACTTCTTTTAGATTATTTTGAAGAGTTTAAGAAAAAACTTGAAGCAGCGAAAAAATCTATTTGTCACTGTAGATGGTGTGATAATATTGACAAGAAAGAATTTTCTGTTTTCAATCTTAATAAAAATAAAATGATATTTATTATTTGTAAAAAATGTGGAGCTAGTACTCCAATGCGCAAGACAGAACAAGAGTGTTGGAATCTTTTAAATCCTTACGAAAAATAGGATTAGCATGCAAAAAGACAAACGAATAAGTATTAAACATCTAGAGAAATTAAAACCATTAGAATTTATTTCTCTAGTTAAGTATATTAAATCTAATGATTATAAATTAAATAAAGCATTTATTAAAGTAGATGGGTTTAATCCTAAATTTGGTTTAGATGAAGATAAAAGATTTTTTATTGAATCGGCAAATTCTGGTCCAAAGTTTTCAGAAAACTCTTTTTCTGCATATTCTATAGAAAAAAAGGGACAGTCAAATACCTTATCAGATGCTTATGATACTTTATTCTTAGAGTTAAAAAACCATAAACCTCTTCAAGACAT